TCACCACTCAGCGATATTATACATCACCGTCACACCTTTATAGCGTGACCCGTCAAAATGTGCAAGTGCCTCAAAACGCCCCTGCTCATAGCCGATGCTCATGAGCGGCTTGCCGTCGATGACGGACGCGCCCGCCTTGATGCGGTGATCTTTTCGGAGGTTAATTTTATACACATCAACTTTCTGCTTATCTTGCGGTAGTTCTTTCCCGTCCACGTCTTTCGTAATCGGCGTGACGATGGTGCGGTCACTCTTTTCCCGCGCCGCCCGTGGCAGTGTCGGTGCGTCCTCCCGTATTTGACGCTCAACGACCTGCGCGGCACGCTCGACGGTAGGTGCGTTGACATGGTACGTCACTGTAGGAGCACGCTGTCCTGCCTCTACCTCCGCAAGATGCTTTTGGAGGACGTTCGCATTCTCCCGTGATATATCCAGCTGCGCCCGTAGCTGCTCCGCATCCTGCGTCTGCTCTTGCGTCATGACGGCGGGTTTCTCGGCTGCCATCTGCTCCTTTTTTGAAAAAGCAATGCCCAGAATCAAGAGAAGCAGAATGAGGAGGATGGCGAGCAAGGCTGTCTTATGCGCTGTGACCGCCGTCCATGCCCGTTCAATCATGCGGGGTTCCTCCCTGCGCTTCCCATGCCTTGCGGTACCAGTTCGCTTTTCCACGCAGCACGTCGCCGCCGCGCATTCCGTCCTCTGCCCACGGGTGGTATTTTGGGCTCTCCATCGTACCGAGATATTCCAAATCCCAACGCTCGCAGCCGTTTTTGGGTCCATATGGGTCATGCGGGCAGATGCCATCCTCATTGTCCGCTGCTTCGCCGTGCGTGAGGACACGCTGCTTGTCAATCGTCAGCCAGAGCCCGTTACTGAGTGCGGCGATTGCCTTGGCCATGCCCTCGATCTGCAGGGGCGTTGGCGACTCCGCGCCAAGGTTATTGGTCGTTGCGCCCACACATCCGAGAATACAAATGCTCACGCTGCCGCTGTTACGTCGATATGTCGCCTCGAGTACGTCGTCGAGTTCGCCGTCCGCAATGACATAGATTTCGCCGTCCCTATCGATCTGGACGTGGTAATCACTCCAAAACTGCCCATAATGTCCCGCCGACCAGTGGAGATAGACTTTCGTCTCGCGTCCCTGCTTCTGCGCCGCCTCCGCGATTGCCTCACGGTAGTACATGGCGAGACTTTCGAGTTCTGCGGGCGATACGCGCCGCATCTGCGACGGATGAAGTACGCTGCTCATTATTTTGCTCCCTTCTTCGATATGACCGACCGCCCGAGAAATCCGATGAGCCCCGATGTGACGTTGCTCGACAGCTCGGGCGTTCCATAAAAAACGGACAGGACTGCCACGATGACAAGCCCTGTCCCGACCATCCAATCCACAGGCGGAAGCCGCTCTTGTTTCAATACTCTCATCTCCCCTCGCTCTTTTCCATGTCCAGATAATTTTCAATGTGGTTGATTCGGTGGTGCGCGGATTTTACGCTCTCCTCCGTCTTTACGATACGTTTGTCCATGTCTTGACGTTTCTCCTCGTAATATTTGAGGTCGTCGCGCATCTCCTGAATCAGGCGCTCCAGGCTAAGAATCGCTTTGTTGAGCGGATTCAAAACAATGTAGGTAAATGCAGAAGCGATGAAGCTTATAATTGTGACACAGGATACGGCGACGGCGAGGTATTCCATACATACCGCCTTCCTATTTATTTCGGAACTGTGACCGCCATGCTCACGTTCTTGCTCCCATCAAACGACACACTTCCCTGTGCTCCGCCTGTCAGCTCTATGGTGCGGGCAGTTTTCAGTTTGCCCGCCGTTTTTGCGTGGTCAGCCGTGCTCACCGTAATCGCCGCGCCGCCCTCATATGCTTCCCATGTCAAATCGTTATCAATGGTTTCATTTCCGGGAGAATCTTTCCATGTCGGCGGTGTTGCACCGGATTTTCCGGTCTGCTTGTCCCCCCCGATATAGGTACAGATGTACCAACGGCGCAATTTTGTTTCCTTGCGATAGACGATATCGCCGATGCTGTACTCCGTATTTGACTGATACAGAGCAATCTTGTCCATGATGGATTCTGCGGTTGTCCCGCCCGTCGGTGTAGTTGGTGTGGACGGTGTAACCGTACCGCTGCCCATCGGCGCATCCTGCCATTCACAGTCATAGTCGCTGTCAGATCGTTTTACGAGGATTTGCCCCTTTGTCCCGCCCGGTGGGAGTGCGCCCGGCGCGTCCGCCTTTTTCTCCTCGACCCATGTGCCAGCCTGATAGCGCATGGATTTTCCTTCTTCGAGCCACACCCGCCATCCTGCACGCGGCGGCAGAATACACCATGCGCCCGCAAAGAAGCCCGCAAGATGTTTTGCCCGTCCCTCCCATGCGCCCGTCGGCGCGTCGCCGATGATATACATCTCTCCCTCAGCCGGGCTTGCGGGCGGTGCGTTCGCTATGCCCTTCGCCGTCGCCTGTACGAGCATATCCAGCAGGTTCAGGTCTTCGTTGATTGTGACCTCTTTCTGCGACTGATTCGTCACAATGTATTTCAGCTCAAGTTTTCCCGTCCGATCTGCCATTACAGAATCTCCTCTCTTACAAAGCCGCGCCCGCGTGTCTCACTGATCTGGTAAACGCGCACGCGCACATTCCCCTGTATCCCGCCAAAATCCGCCGTCTGCTCGGCGGCGGTATAGACCGCACGCGGCACGTGCACGGCAAAGGTGCGTATTTCGTTCCCGTCCTTCACAATGCAGCATTCATATCGTTCTGCCGTTTCATTCAGAGGAACGTCCGTGTAGTCCTTCATATCACCGTCGCCGCGTGTACGCCGTACCCACGTGATGACGAGGTCGCCGCCCTTTGCACGCTGCCCCTCCAAATGGCACGGGGCGAGCGGCATACCGGAATGCGCCCGAATTGCAACAGAGTTTTGGCGATAACTCTCATGTGTAACGGCATAGCTCGCCGAACCGTAACGATAGATATACGACTTGAACCAGTCTGCACTTGGCACGGTAATTTGTTCCACAAAATCCGCATGGATGCGTACAAACCGCTCCCCCGGTATATGCCCTTTGATATGGTGCTCCGTCCCGAACCGTCCGCGCAAAAGACCTGACAACCGATAGGTGTTTTCTGCAATCAACACCGCCGAGCGGTACTGCACGAGTTCCTCACCGATGATGCAGAGATTCGCACCGTTCAGTACATCAATCTCCTGCCGACTCTCAAGCGTCCCGCTCACAAGGCGAACGTCGACACTGCTGCGGTTGTCCCATGTGTATGGTGTTCCCACACCAAGAGCAGAGACGGTGTCTCCGATAATACCCGCACGAATGTCGGACTTGATAAGGGAAAAGGATACGCCGTTATCGACGCTCCGATACAGATGCGCCCCATAGTAGATTTTCGAAGCGGCGGCGATAAAGACGACCCCCGCCCCCTCGATGTTTGGAAGCTGCGCCGTGTCAATGAGCTCCACGCGCACCTCTGTCGGCGTGGGCGGCACGAGCTCCTTGCCTGCCGTATCCAGGTCACGTTTCACCGCCGCGAAGGTCTGCCCGTGAATGAGATGTGCCGTGATCTCATTCAGCCCTGGTTGTCCATAGCTGACGTTTGTCACCATCGCCTTGACGCTGCGGCCGTTGTAGGGAAGGTCGATGAGGGTGCCCGCCTGTACCGTCGCGTATCTGGTGGAGAGTTTGAACGAAAAGGACGTACGGATTGCCCAGTATTCCTTCATCCGCTGTTCGGTGACCATCACTGCATCGCTGTCTTTTAGAACGAGGCTTGTATCCAGGCTCACCTCATTGACACCATGCGCCACTGCCTTGGTATAGGAGGCAGTCCCGTCCTGATAGCTGCGGTCTTTTGAGATATAGGCGAGCTTGACCGTTTTCGGCAAGTCAATATCGGGGGTGCGTACGGCGGTCAGTGCGGATTCTTCACTCTCGTTTTCCTGTGCGCCGAGGTCATCTGCGTCAATTGTGACAACATCGCCCATCCCACGTTTACGAAAAATAACGGTTCCATCGTATTCAAAACCGTCGAATGGAAACGCCGTCTGAAGGGCTTCGATTTGACTGCGAAAGGTCTTATCCCCTGCAATGGTGAAGCCCTCCACCTGCATATCCGCAAGCCCCTCCAGCTTGACTTTCGCCGCATCCAGCCCCGCCGCCATAGATACGTTTTGAATGATCTGCGTGACCTTGTTCTCAGGAAACTCCACCTCAAAGGTAAGGGACGGGATGCGGTTGCCGAATTTGCCAACGTCAAGATTCTTCACGACGATGTAGGCAAGCCCCCGATATGCCGGAACATTGCCTGCCCCCTCAATACCTACCATGAACGGGTCAGGCTGCTGCACCTCATCCCCGCGATAGAGCGTGTAGTCAATCGGTACATCCGAGCCTCGTATCTTGATCTCAGCACCGTCCGCCCAGACACGCAAAACATCCTTGATGGGTCCCGCACAGATTGCCGTTGCAAAGGATACGGTGTAGCTGTACGTTGTCGTGGTGATTGTTCCACCGTCTCCGCCACCTCCCTTGCCGCCAACGCTTTGGGAGCTCGTGTGCACATGTTCCGTGAATTTCGTCCCCCAGATGATATTCCCCGCCACACGTGCCCTGCCGTAGCCTGTGATAATCGGTGCGCCCATGCTCGCGGTCTGCATCTTGAGATCGCTCTGTTTGCCGATTTCCTGATGCGTGTTGATTTTTGCGCCAAAAAATCGTTGGTCGAGCATCCCTCCGACAAATCCCGCAACGCCCAGCCAGAACGCATTCGCACCAAGACTGCCCGCGATTGCGGTCAACGCAATCGTCGCCATTACAGTGCCTCCCGATAGCGGAATGCAAAGCGTGCCATGTGCCGCCACTCCTCGTTGTACGCCGTCTCCACGACCGCCCCGACATCCATATAGGAGTGAATGATCGTCCCATCGCCCGTGAGAATGGCAAGGTGATGCGCTGGGAATCGTTCACGGAAGCCAAAGAGGAGGATATCCCCCGCCCCTGCCTCCGTAACAGGGATTTCATCAAGATACTTCCTGCACTCCTGATAGAGTTTTTCATCCTCCTTGAAGAGATGCCATGTCGCAGGATAGTCATAGTCTCCGACAAAGGCATCCCCCGTGAGGTGCGCATGTACGCCGCGCACAAGTCCCACGCAGTCGCACGCCACGCCGCGTACGCACGCCTGATGAATCCACTTGCACCCGATCCACTGCCGTGCTTCGTTTACAATTTCCTCCCGCGTCATTGTCCTATCTCCTCTCACGTCTGGAATTCAAAGCTGCGCAGCTGTACTGAGTGTCCTACGGGAACGATGTTGCCGCCCGTCTTGATCGGATACCCTACGGCGTAGTCATTGCCGGGGATATACGGCTCACCCCTGAAATTGATGAAATTATGAAACCTCTTCTTACAGGTACTCGGTTCCCCGTTACACCCCGGCACAATGCGGAACGTATCACCGACTACGATTTCATGTGTTGGCGGTGCAAAAAGGCGGATTTGCCCGTTGCGGGAAGCATACTTTTCAACCTCATACGCTGCGCCCTTGTTCAAACCGGAGGTAAAGGTGATGACACCGTAGGTAAAGAAATCATCTGCACGAAAAACGTCCGTAAAGACAGAGCCATCGTCACGGACAGCCGTCACTTTGCCCGTGACCGTGTCGCGCCCTATGTTGTATTTGCACGCACCGTCGCCGAGCTGTGCACGACATTTGCGCTGGTACGTCCGACCGACCTGTTGTTGATAGGCATCCATGAGCCCACGTATCTCCGCCTTGAATGCAGTTTTTCCCGCCGTGATCTTGCCCACCGTCCCCTCGCGTAGGATAAAGTGATTCTCGGGGTGCTCATAGTCGCAAATGAAAATACGAATCTTCGCATTGTCATAAACCCCCAGAAAAATATCCTCCTCTGTGATGCGATCACTTGAGACAATCCCATCCACATCAAGGTTGTCCGTTGCAAGGTCATTGGAAGAGGATACCGCCGTCGGGGCGAATCCCGTGCAGGATTCGTAAGTCTCCCCGTCAATGAGAAGATCTATGTCACAGGAGGTAAAGCCCATAACACGCCCGTCCGTAAGTTCCAGCCGCCAGCACCACGCGAGCGTCGTCACCTCACGCTCCAGATATCCGCCTACCACAGGAAACCGCAGGATTTCATACCAATCATCCCTTTCTACCTCCGGCAGACGCTGCCATACACGGTTCGATTCTGCATAGTCGCCGCAAATTTCAACCTCATTCTGTACACGCACCACCCAGCCCGAATCTACCGCCGGCACATCACCAAAGAATGGATTGCCGGGCTTAATGTGATTCTTCCACGCATCAGACTTCACAAGATACGGCGGCAGTACATCGTTCAGCAGGATGTTTGACGACCATGACAGGTAGCCCTCAGCGTAGCATTCTTGGGCGATCTGCTCACGCAGCTCATCTCCTTCGGGTCCATCTGCGCAGTAGTTGAGTGCCAACACCTCGAAAACATGATTGCGGCGCAGGTCGCGCAGCTGCTCCTTGATCTCCTCATTGAACGCAAGAGTCGCAGGATCGGTGAGCTTGTAGTAGGTCTTTGTTTCCCAATCGTATTCTGAGATGAACGTCTCGAACATGACATAGGAGCAGGACGCGATGATGTCCTTCATGATGGTAAAGCCACGATTGGCAAGAAAATGTTTGCTCGGGTATTCTGCCTTGAGCTCGTTAATCATCTTTGCCATGCCCTGTTGAAACGCTTTTCCGGGATACACGTCCACCGTATCCAGCGTATCCATAAACACACCGTCCGCACCCATGCCGACCACATGATAAGAGACTGTGACCTCCGCGTCGATATCGCCGAATGCCTCCACATCTTCCTTCTCTACCTGAAACGCCCCCGTCGTAGGATCGAAGTTGTACGCGAGGCTGCGATATTCGCGCCCGTCAGCAGAGTAGAGATGCACAGGTTCGTCCTTGTCGATGGGGTATTCGGAAGACCTGAAAATGTAGCTTGTCCCAACGAGATCGGAGGTGTATGCCTTTAGTTTGACCTTTTCCGTGACGAGCTTTGGCAGACCGAACACGCGACGCAGGTAGAACGTACTTAGCTTTTCCTTCCAGCGCGGGGCGAGCGGATTGATGTAGGAGCTGCCCCAGATCCCGTTTTGGTCGGGGAAATCCGGGGTCGTGTAGTTGAGATCCTGCCCCCAGCCGTCATGATGCGCATAATGCGGACAGCCGCCATGATAGGGCGCGTATTTCGGGCACTTCTCATTGGTGCACGCCTCATCACCCGTGCGCTTCCAGTGATTCTTTTTCGTGTAGCCGCCGCCGCATTTGCCGCCGCTCTCCCATGTTGTATAACCTGTACGGCTATCATGTCGACACACACGCGTACAGCATCCTGTTCCCGTGAAATAATGCGCATCGCCCAGCAGACATTTCTTCTCACCCGTTTCAATCAAGCCGTCGTGCAGACATTGGTTCAGCTCGGCGTAGCCGTTGCCCCCCTTGTTGTAGTAAGAGGCGTAGCCGCCAACCCCCTTGCCGTCATCCGTATGCGGACGATTGCCAGACTTCACATCCCACGGGTCAATGAGAACACCATCCTCCTCACCGAACGAAACATAGCCAAACACCTTGATACCCATCTTCTGCCATGCAGCGACCTCTTTGCGCGTCACCGTGCCGGGGTCGACAACGATGAGGTCATAGTATTTGAGGTTCTCATGGTGCTTATCGCTGTAGTTGAGCGCGAACGTCGGATAGCGGCGCATGACCTTTACCTCTTTCGCGCCCTCGTTCCTGCGTGGGATGCGGTCATCTTGACGCAGCACATCCGTGCTTTCCGTGCCATAACTGACATATGCACCATTTTTGACAAGCGTCAGTTCCTCAATGCCAAACGGCTTGATGTAGTCGAATGTCATGCGGATAGGGATGCGTTCACTCTTTTTCAAGTAGGAGACCGCTTCATGCAATACGACTTTGGAGAATGCGAACGTATAGCTCTGCTGATACGGCACAACTTTATAAGTGATGTTGATTGCCTTGTTTCCTACGGGCATATTTTCGAGCTTCAGGATATGCTCGCCCCAATTCCACTTTCCCGCAGGTTCCCCATTGACCGTTGCAACAAAATGCGATGCATCATAATAATCAAGTGTCCATGATTCTTTTAGACGAACTTCTACATTTCGTGCTGTTGTCCCAAAAGACACACTGCTGCCCTCTGTTTCCGTTTGTGCACAGATCGCGCCCTCTTTCCCGATCGGAGCAATGCGCCAGTCTCCCTCATATACAAGGCGCGTACTGTTCGCAGGGAGAATCTCGTTTTTCCCGTTTTCATCCAGCTTCACACCTTCCACAGCAAAACCATATATATTCCACGCCCGCCGTTTTTCGGTATAGATTTTGATTTTCTTGACCGTCGGTGGCTCTTCTGCGGGTGGCTGCCGTCCCTCATACGTCTGAATACGTTCTTGCTTGACGGTACTCCCCCACGAGGTTTCCGTTTCATATGCTTCGGGAGTGGCTTGCATTCCCTTATATTTGCCGTCGATTTCAATAATGAACGGCGTCCTTCCCCAGTTTGCGATGCACTCCACGATGATATCTCTTGCGTTTGTATACAGTGTCAGTGCAGCGAATTCCTTCACCGTATGCGCACAATGAATGTTTTTTGTGCCGACCGCTCCAAACGACCAGTCCCCCTCATAGATCAGACGATCGCTATCGGGTGTCAGGATTACTTCACGTTCTTGCGTTTTGACGCTCTGCACTGTTCCCGTCGTTTCAACAATTTCTACTGTTTCACGCAGGATGATGCGAACAAACGCAAAGCCGAAGTCATAGCGGAAATCAACAGAGGGTACACCCTGCCGCTGATTCGAGAATGTCACCAGCTTATCTTCATATCCGAGGTTGTCCACCGTATATGTTCTGACGGCTCTTTCTTCCGCATGCAGACTCCAGCCTGCCGCCTCTTTCCCGTTCACGTCTACCCAAATGTAATGATAGCCCCAGTCTATTTCAATATCCATATCAATGCGGCTTGCATTCGTGCGGATGGCTACGCGGTCGCCCCACGTATCCGTATGTGCGAAAAGCAAGCTCTCACCACCAAGTTCCTCAAACATCCAGTCCCCTGCATATTCAAGCCGCTTGTCGCGTGGGAGAAGCGTCACTTCTCGCATCTCGCTCGGATACCCCTCACGGAGGGGCATGCCGTAGTCCGCCGTCATACCGATGGACAAATCCACCGCATCCTCATATCCCATGCCATCCACAGACAGGAGAAGGGGCAGTTGTTCGCCTGCTGCGAGCTCCGCGACGGTGTACGGCTGTGGAAATGGCTTACCGTTCGCACGATTGATATAGCGCGCAGGAATGTCTATGACGAGATTCCGCACCTCATGTTTTGCTGTGTTGACAAGGCGAATGGTTGCCTGATTGTGTGGCAGGGTTGCACGCGCATGATAGCCGTGAATATTGAACGTGTCTATCTCATGTCTACGGATTTTCGCGCCGCCAAGGAGGAAGTAAACCCCCGCCTTGTTATTCGCCAGAATGTCGCAGATATGCGTACCGTCCGTGAGCCCCTCCGCAACGGTCACATCGTGGTACTGCATCGTCGCCCCGTCGCCGAATGCGTAGTGGTCGAGGTTGCAGTCCAGCACGTCCACAGCACCGTATGTGCCAACCTCTGACGGCTTCTTTCCGTCGATGAGAATATCCGCCCGCCCCTGTCCGCTGTCCAGCATGAGGCGTATAATGAGATTCGTTCCTGTGAAGGAAAAGGTAGCTCGCCCCTTGATGCAGTAGTGACGCGGTTCACGCTGCTCGACAGACATGACCTCATAGCCTTCGTCGAAGAACCACGAGCCTTTGATCTTCTTCTTGGTGATCGGATGAACATAGTTCTCCTCATAGGAGAATTCTGCCGCCGGAATATACTGTTCCTTGAGATTCTTGTAGTTCAACCCTGCGTGTGTTTGGTTTGTGTATACCTGTAGGAATCCTGACGGCTCAATGATTTCTGCCATCAGCCGCCACTCCCTCTAAGTTCAATGAGGGGGATGCTTGCCCATGCGAAATGATCCGCCTCCTCCAGATTCACGTCCATATGGTCTGTGTCAAAACGCACAGGCACGTCAAACTCACAGGTGCAATAGATGCCCCTACCGGGCGGCGGCGGATTCTTGAAGGTGATAACGCCGCTGGTGTAGTCCACCGTCCAGTCTGTGGCAGGCGTGGAATCCAGATAGACCGTGACGGTTTCACTCACAGGCTTTCGGATTTTACGCACCGTTGAAAACCCGCCGCTCGTATACGTCTTGATGATCTGGAAGCGATTCTTTGCGCCGTCGCCGACGGCGATCAGCTCACGGTCGAGGCGGTAGTCCGACCAGTCCTTATAGCGAAAACCGAAGCCGCGCCCCTTGCGTGCGTGAAAGAATGCAATGACCTTTGTCATCTGTGCGGCCGTCTTCACCCCCAGTGCCGCATTGTACTTACAGCGCGGCTGCGTATAGTTGACATTTCGCTGCTCGCTCCCGTTCTTCATGGTGACAATATCCGTCGAGTAGGCGGGACCGCCCGAGCTCGCATGGGATATATCTTCGGGAAATCGCACCTCGTGAAAAGCAACCGCCATTTTGTCCCCTCCTCGTTACGAAAACCTCTGCCCCGCATTTACGGCACGGCGCACACTCGCTGCGATCTGTGCCTCCGAACGCCGAAAACTTCCCGCATCGGGTGTCTGAACGATGACCTGAATCGGACGCGCCGTCTCACGTGGCTGACCGATTCCAAGCTTTTTCATGTGCCCGCGCGTCAGAGGAATCACCGCCTCACGGTAGCCCTTCTCGCCGATCAGCCCGAGTGTCGGCGCGGTCACAATGCCACCGTCGGCAAACGGTTGAATGCCCGGCAGACTCTTTCCCCATCCGACCATCCCCGCACTCGCAGACAGCGCGGCAGTTCCCCCGGCCATACCTGCGCCGCCGAAGATTCCGCCGAACGCATTTCCAAAGAGTCCACCGACAATATTTGCCGCCATCTTCTGTGCCGCAATCTGGACAATCATAGAAATCACGCTTTTGCCGAAGTCCGCGACTGCCTCTTTCGCAGATTTCGTTCCCATAATGACCTCCTCGAACGACTTCGCCATAGATGTATTCATCGTCTGCATTGCCGATGCGACACCTGCGTATACGCTTGCATGTGCATCGTTCCAGATGTTGACGTATGCACGCGCGAGTTCCTGCTGTCCTGCGAGGTCAATATCCGTCTGCTGTGCTTTGCCATGCGTTGCGAGATAGTTCTTCACACCCATGACATCGCCGCGCTCCTGCATATCCTGCAGCCGCTTCTTATTGATCTCGCGCATGGCATCCTCCCGCTCTTTGGCGGCTCGGAGCAGTTCGGCGTTATACCACTGATTCAGCGCAAGTTCTTCCTCATAGATGTTTTTATCCGTGGCAATCGCCTTATATTTCTCCTTGCGCTCTTTTTCAATCCGTGCGACGGTCTCTTGATATTGTGCCTCTGCAAGAGCCGCATAGTCCCCCGCCATCTCGGCGGTAATTTTCTTCTCCTCCCTTTGTACCCCTTGCAACGCCTCTTTCTGCTGATTGACAAGTTTTTCTTTGAGAACGTGTTCGTATTCCGCAAGCTCGGCTTGCAGTTCGGTCGTATCTATGCCCGCCTGTGCAATCTTGTTGATTTCCTGTTGTTTGGCGCGGACGTTCTCTGCAATCTTTGACATCCCCGATTCATAGGCAGTTCTCGTCTCGCTTGTAATCTCGCTCTCCATCTCCTGAAAGAGCCGTACTGCTTGCGCTTTTGCCTGATTGAGCTTCTTGATTTCCTCCTGCGCCGCCTTGTCACTCTCACCAACCGTTTTCTTAATCGTCGCACCGCCCGTGAGCTCAGATACAGAGATGTAGCCCGTCACCGCGCCGAAATCTGCAGCGATGCTGTCTTTTTCGACAACCCCCGTACTGCTGTTCGCACCGACGTATCCGCCCTTTCCATTAGACAGGACAACGTGATCGTCTCCAAGCACAACGGCGGCATCTCCCGCCTGCGGCACATAGCCGTCACCCGCCTCATGCCATGCGCCTTTTCGCTTTGCTTCCTCAATCATGTCGGGGACATAACGGTTCTCAAAAGCAACGCCCGCCGCCTTGAATGCGTCCAATACGAGCTTTCCGCAATCATACGCAAGCCCGCCGCCATCGTCCCCCAACGCTCCAAGCTCATAGTCCGCACCGATACGGGCACGAGCTTCGTCCAAGACCTCTTCCCCGATCTGCACCTCGATTTCGTAGGTCTTAATTTTTTCTTCTTGCAATGCGGCACTCTTTTCTCCCGCATCGTCATTTAGGCGACGCATCGCTTCTTGCAGTGCCAAATCCGCCGCCTCGTTCTGTTTTTCCGCCGCCTCCTTTTGCAGCTCAAAAAGATAGTCCTCATCATTCTTGTGCCGCTCGTACCACGCTGCATTAAGGTCTTCCAGTGTTCGCGCATCGGTCTCATGTACCTCATATTCGCGGGTCATAGAGCCCATCATATTGCCATTGGCGACAGCTATGGGGTCAACGTCCTGTTCCAGTCGATAGAACGTTCCATCTCGTTCGAGATATTTCTGTCCATTGACTTCGTAGGTGTTTTTTTCGCGCTCGGCAGCCTGCTCTTTGTTGTACTCCCAGAGCTTATAGGTGGCGTATCCTATTGCCGCCGCAACACCAATCCACCCGCCTGCGAGCGCAAACACCGCCGATGCCGCACTGCGTACCATGCGCGAAGCCGTTCCCATCGCCGTTACGGTTGTCGCACCCGCGCCCATCGCCGTTGTCCCTGCAGTCACATTTGCCGCCGCAACGGTCTGTACCGCACTCGCGTGTACACGTGCCGCCGCTGCTCCCGCCTCATGTGCCACAACGCTTTGCGCACCCGCCGCCTTCGCCGCCGCTCCTGCGCGGGTATGATCTCCTACAAGCTGTGCCGCCGCCCCTGCTGATTCCACGCGTACGGTCTGCATCGCCGCAATCTGAGCCTGTGCGCTCTGTGCCGCTTGCAGGTTGGTCTTTCGGTACATCTCCGTCATGTAGAGCTGTTCCTGCGCCGCCCGCTGCGCCGCTGCCTGTTCGATACGCATTGCAGACGTTGTGGCAATGCGCACTTTCTCCTCCTCCGAAATCGCCATCTTAGCAACGGTTTTTTCCATCGCCTTGATTTCTTTTTCAGTGAGCTGGTCAATGCGCCGCATACGGCGTGCGATGCTCTTTTCCTGCGTTGCCGTGAGTGCGGCAAGGTCGACTTGTGGAGCACTCTGCGCCATCTGCGCCACCTGCGCCGCCCGCCATACCGCCGCTACGCCCGCGCTGATTTTCGCCGCCGCCTGCATGGTCTTGTAGACTGCGACAACTTCCAGCCCCGTCTTTGCAAGGCTTTTCAGTTCTTTCTTGTTCTCCGCGACGTATTGTGCCGTTTTTGCAAGCCCCGCAATGATCGGAGGGAAAACATCGGCGGCAATGGGAGCGATGACCGCACCGCCGACGTTTTTCAGCTGTCCCGCCTGCATTTCGACAAGTTTCAGCTGTTGACTGATGCGGTGCATTTCCTCGGGGTCAATGCCAATGCTCTTGATTTTTGCAGCATTCTCAGCCGCTTCGGTGTAGTTTTGCAGGGTCTTTGTGAGTGCCATGCCACGCACGCCGAGCGTGTTCATGATGAACTCTTGCCCATAGCCCGCGTCGGCGGCTTTCTTGTAGCCCTCTGATAAATTCTTCAGCTGCTCGTTCAGCGGTAGGATCTTCCCCGCACTATCTGTGAGGGAAACGCCGACCGCATCGAGCATTGTGCGTGCCCGTTCGCCCGCCTCACCATCCGACATGAGTGTCTTGTCCAGACGCATAAATGCCGCACCACAGGTGTCGGCATCCCCGCCTGTGAGTTTTAGAATGCGCGAGAGTTTCCCCGCTTCGGCATAGGATATTTTCAGACGGTTCGCGAGCTGGTAGGCAGCTTCGCCCGCATCTACCGCGCCGGATATGAGACTCGACAGCCCGAACCCCGTCGCCGCAATTTTCGCAAGCGAAGAGAACGAGCCGATGAGCTTGTCCACCTTCCCCGTCGTCCCCGTGAGCGCATCTGAGAACTCATTGACCGGATTCACAGAAAATGTCTTGTTGATATCCTGCTGTGCCTTGTTCAGCCCCGCGCTCAGTCCCGACGCATCTGCGCCGATCTTTATCACCATCTCGGATAGTGTCGCCATCGTTACCTCCTTTCTTCTAGTCCGAACTCTTCACGCAGGATACGGCGGTCTTCTTCCTGCTTGCGCCGTTCCTCTATAGGGTCATACCAGAGCGGTGCCGCGATTTTCTCCGCCCCCACAGGTTCTTTCAAGTGCGGTGAAATCAACCACGCGACGAAATAGGCTTCCTTGTAATCCCGTGCCTTTTCGCGTCGTTTCCACCCTCGGATGAGTGCATGAAATTCATGCGGCTGCAGTTCCTCAAACTCTTTCGGTTTTAGGGCGAGTTCGGCGTAGGCTATCTCCTCCGCCGCCTCTACCCACTGTCCGAAAGAGCTTACTGCTTTCCCGCCACGTCCTCCGCCTCCGCATCCTGTTCCATCGGATCGAAAAGCCCCGTGGCACGAATGGCTTCAAGGATACAACCGTTGATGTAGTCCAGATTCCCGCCGCCCTGACATACTTCATCAATGAGGTCATACGCCGCATCCTCTGAGAGTGAGAGCGCACAGCGCAGCCCTGCAACAGTCGCGTCAATGTCCATCCGCTCAACCATATGGACAACGCCGCCCGCAATGAGCGAAATCACCGATTTGCCAATCTTGCGTTCAAAGACGGCAAGCGAACGAATCGTGAAACAGAGTTCCCACTTCTTCCCCGCCGCCGTCATCTCAACTGTTTTCTTCATGTGTCATGCTCCTTGTCAAGGTCCCGACTGTGCACTGCCGCCCGAAGGTTTCTGAAGTTCACTGATCGGACCGTTTCCTTCGATCGTGATCTTGACCGTCGAAATGGCATCATGTGCGTTATCATCATTGTAGGCGGTGATGTAGCCCCAGCCCGTACGGTAGCTGCCATTCGGGTACGCGAGCTTGATATTGACCTGCTTGCCCTGCGTAAAGCAGTAATCGAGAATCTGCAAGGCTTCATCGCTCTCGATCATCAGCCCGCTGTATTCAATCGACCAATCCTTCAGCCCCGGCACCTTTGCGCCCCAGCCGCCCGATGCCTTGTGCGATGCGTCGAGGGTGTTCGCCTTGCGCGAAAGCGGCGTGTTGCGCTGACCGCCAATCAGTACCCAAATAGGCAACTCCGCCGTCCCCTTGTTGATGTGGAGCATAGTGTCTTTGCCTGGAGACGCCGTCGCCTTGGCCGGATTGTCCGGCAGTTTCTTCAGTTCCTGTTCCGTCAACATAATTTCAGCCTCCTTATTTCTGCAAATCGGTCACGAGCGTCACGATGCCGTGATGCCCGCCCTCCGCTTCTTCAAACGTTTCCAAAAAGTCGATGTCGCAATCCATGACGCGAAATCCTTCAACATGGAGTTTGTTCCAATATCCCGTGAGCAGCGTCGAAACGTCGTTCATGATCTCATTGAGTTTTTTCCTCTGCTCTCTCGCCGCCCACACGTCAATCACGGTGGATATGCGCCAGATCAGGCAGTCCTTCGTCCCATTTGGCTTGAAGGTCGCATCTCCCACCGTGATGTACGGACGTTTCGCCTTGAGAGGAACTGCGCCGTGCACAGGGCAGTCCTGCCCTTTCTGCAGGAGTTTCACAAGAGCTTCATGATGGGCGACCATCGGCACTTCGCGTATCACTCTCATGGCTTCATCGCCCTCTCGATGCTCGCTTCAAGCCTTGCGCGTTCCTTCTCTATGGCAGGGCGCATGAACGGCTTCTTCGGCATCTTGCCCGTAAAGATCCAGCCGCGCACAAAGGATTCGTTGATTTTCAGCGCCAGTTTCTTCTTTGTCGGCGCCGTTATGCGCTCCATCGTGCCGAACTCCACGAGATGGGAATGCGGTGCTTCCGCCCGCACTTCGCCCGAGCACGTCGCCTCGTCGAACTTCTGCTTGATTCCCTTGCGGAGATTTCCTGTCGCCCGAATTGGCGCGGCTCGTACGGCAGCGGCATGAACGGCCTGGATGCCTTCCTTCGTCGCTTTCTTGATAGCGGCTTGCGTTTTTTCGTCGTACTTTCTCACATCGACCATCACGCGAAAGACTTCTTCTCGGATATTTGCGTATATCCGAATCTCTTTAGCCACCCGGGTCAACTCCTTTCGTCGTCAGGATGAGTTCGCCCGCCGTGCTGTCATCGACGTGGAGAACATAGAATGTATCTGCGCCGCGTTGCACTTTCCACCCCTTTTCAATCGGACGCGGGCGAATCCGTATCCCCTGCGTAATCTCCGTCGCGACCCCGCTGCCCATCGCATCCGACTGCGTAAAGCGCGGGCGCAGAAACTCCGCCCACGCCATACCCTCGGATGCGTAGCCCTCCACCCCGCCGAATCCCGCATCCTCACCGTAGACAGGTCGCAAGAGTTCGATGCGATGCCGAAGCCGCGCCGCACGAATCATGACGCACCTGCCGGAACATAGTTCTGGAGCTGCGTGATCATCGAACGGATGAAGTACGGAAACTCCTGCACCTTCTCGTCGAGTCCGTCCCGTCGGGTATACATCTCAGCGATGACCGCAAAGCGTAGGATATCCGCCGAGGCTTCAAAATCCTCGTTTTTGCAGTGTTCCTTGAAGCTGTCAATCGCATTCACAAGGTACGATTCCGCGCCATTCATGCACTGCCGGATAAGGTCATCTTCCACGTCAAGGTCAACGCGCAGGTACGCCTTGACCTGTTCCAGAGTCACCGCCATAACACACCTCCATCCTTAGGGCAGCGTGACCTGTGCCAGCTTTACGGCATCCTTGTCGTCTGCAACGACACCGAACCGTTCCACGCAGCGCAGCGCGGTCGCGTACTTGTCGAAAAGAAAGTCCTGCGAGACGGCAATCTCAACGCCCACACGTTCGAAGAACGCGACATAGTCCGCGAAGCTGCCGATGTAGAACGGAATCTTATTTGCCGTCGTCGCAAGCGTCCCGTTCGAGACAACGATGATCTCCTTGCCACGGAAGCGGTACGTGTCGGGCGCGGCAACATCGGGCACGAGCAGGGGACGCTTCTGCGCATCTTCGAGTTCGGAGAGCCACTGAAAGCCGTCCTGATTCGTGAGGATGCGCGTATTCGCGTAATAGGCAGGGTCAAGTGTCACATTGAGGATTTTCATGAATCCCTTCGCGTCTGTCACGTCCACTGCCGTGAGCTTCTTCAGGAGTTTCAGAATCTCATCGTTTTCCGTGTTGACCGCCTTGCGTGCGAACCGCTGTCCGATAATCGCCGTGATATTCACATTGGCATCGTCAAGCAGCTGGTTCGATACGGGGATGATATCGCCATAGTCCTTGATCTCATATTTCAGCTGACCGAAATCAAAGTCCGACTGCTGGATGCTGTTCAGCTCCTCGAACGCGACGAGCTTTCCCGTCTCATCGCCGAGCGTCGGCATCTTGCCCGACGTGCTGTTTGCGTGCTGGACATGCGCGAAATCTTTGAGCGCGGTGTACGCCTTGCGATATTCGCGAATCTGCGTCATCTGCTCCTCAGGTACAAGATATCCGCCCTTGCCCGGCGTTCCCTCCACCATGCCCGGCGAGCCGATCTGATTCACAAACTCACGTTCCTGTGCGTCAAGCGTACGCCCCAGAACAAGCTTGTTGAACACACGGTTACGCATGACCGCATCGCTCACAGATGCCGTCTGAATCGGCGCGGCACCGCCCGCAAAGTCCGTACGCTGCGCCGTCTCCATGGAAACTGCAGCTTCGTACAGATGTACGGCGTTTGTCAGTTCCTTTGCTCGTGCTGCAGCCTCCTCATACTTCTCTTCCTGCTGGAGATTTTCGACCTCGCGACGCAGTTCGTCCACGGTCTTCTTGAGTTCATCCGACTTTTTCATTAGATTGTCGCTCCTTTCGCGATTGCAAGGGCGATTGCCGCCCTTGCCTTGCTTACATGCGCTGCCTTTTGGCAGCCATTCTCCTCATCCTGCTGCCCTTTGGCAGCGTCCTCTTTATGCGGCGCAAGACGCACATCGGCGGGAACATCTTTCATGAATTTCACGCTGCCGACACATGCCGCCATGCGCACGGCTTCCAACACCTCCACACGGAAAAACGCCGCCGCCTGCTCCCCTGTCAGCCACGTCTCCTCATTGACCATCGCATGAATGTCCGCATCGGTCACATCCTCATGCGCCGCCCTCCGATAGGTCGCTTCAAGCCCCTGCTGGATCGTGTCCAGCACATCCGCTTGCCGGCGCAGATCGTTCGCATTGCCTCCTGTGTTCCATACGGCGGGCTTATGAAGCATCAGATAGGCGTTCGCGGGAATCCTGCGCACATCCGCCGCAAAGAAAATCTGCGTTGCAATAGAGCAGCACCAGCCATCGACGATTGCTGTTGTATGCCCCTCATGCCGCGCAATCATGTTCGCCATTGCGACGCCCGCAGGAACACTGCCGCCATCCGAATTGATATAGATGGTCAGATCTTTCCCGCGCAAGCCGTCCAGCTGTTGACGAATTTTATCCGGCCATTGATAGCCCGCACTGTTCTCATACCACTCCTCAATCACCCCGCCTGTGTCGTCGTCGATGATGTTTCCGGAAATGTAGAGTTCCGCGCTTTTTGCCGTCTCATTTCGTATCTCAATCACTTGTATCACCTCCCCTGCCGGCGTATGCCTTTCCGATATCCTCAAGACGCACATACGAACCGTTGACCATGTGCACATCCCCGCCCGCGCACGGCGGGCTGTCCAATTTTGCCCGTGCCTCATTCGGACTGTAGATTGCCGACTGTACCATCTTTTGCAGGATATCCGCCTGCTGTGACGGGTCGCCGCGCAGAATCACCCACACATTGAACTTGAAGCCCTTCCCCGCCATCTGCTCCTTTTCCGTGAGGAGCTTGCGGTTCATCTCCTGTTCATAGAGTGAGACATTATAGAGCAGGGTGTTCACGTAGAATTGAAGGTTCTGCATGGCGCTGTTGTTGTAGCTGGACTTCGTGTAATCATTCAGATGGTCGGGGTTGACACCAAACGCAGCGGCGACCTGCAGCGCGGAATAGCGTTTCAGTTCGTAAAACTGCGCATCCGTGAGTTTTAGGTCAAGCGTCTGGATGTCCGCCCCGATGGGCAGTGTGATAAGTCGCCGCGAATTGTCACGTGCCTGTTCGTCAATGCGTTTGAGCATCGCGTCCTGTCCCGGTTTTTTCAGGTCGCCGACATATTTCACAACCGCATTCGCCGTCAGTCCTTTGCGATAAAGTTCACTCAAAAACTTCTGTGACGCCTTATTCCCCGCCATATTCTCGGCGAGTATCTGCCGCACGGACTTACCGACCAGCCCCGTATCATCCGTAATCCATGCCCGCAGATGAAGCATATCTTCGGGCGCAATCCAATACTCTTTCCCCGTTTGGTTGTCAGCGTATCGGTAGAAATAGCGGCGGTCGGTATAGGCGTCTGTATTGTTCACCCACACCTGCACGCGCTGTGGATGCAGGATATGCAGATTCTTGAGACGTGCGCATTCACGCTCAATCAGCACATAGGCATTCCCGTAGTGATTGCGGTGATATTCAAGTGTTGTGAAGAATTGGAGCTGTGTCATGATGCTGTTCGGCTGCACACTGAGAAGCCGCGTCGTTTCGTGCTCCATGACACGCTCTTTGTTGCTGTCCATGAGGTAGACGGGCATTTTACCGATGGATTCGCCCAGCGTTTTAAGACAGGTAAAATAGGTGATCTCTGAAAGGTCGGGACTATCCCCCGTGCTGCCGCCGCGAAAGAAAAAATCGTGCATATCCACAAGTTTTACGCCCCCTTCCGCTTCATTGCGAAAGAGACGCTTCACATTCTCCATGAATTTCAATCTTCTTCTTCACCTCCTCCCGTTACATCCAGCCAAACAGACAACGCCTCTTCTGCGTCCACAACGGTGTTGTTATGTCCGTGGAAATACACCGCCCATGCGTCCATGACTGCATCACACGGATCAATGCGGTTCGTCTGCGTCATCTTGTCAATCTTGATCTCCCCGAACGAGTTCGGTGCGGATATGACCGCATTCACCATGCTCCATGTGAGGAGTGCATTTTGACGGTCATAGCGCACCTTACCTGCTTTCACGGACAGCTGAAAATCCTTCGTTGCATCGTTCAGTGCACGCGCCGACTGCTTGACCTCTGTGATGTCACAGGGAAGAACCGCCTCAAGATCAGACAGGAACGCGCTCGCATTGTGATTGTCATAGCCACAACCGATGATCTCAATCCCGTATTCCTCCATGATGCGCACGAGGTCGGCAATGATGTATTTGTAATCTGTCTTTACCCCATAGATACCGCTTGTAAGGGTAATCAGCCCCGCATCTTTCCAGATGCCATAGGGCGCGTCATCCGTGCGGATATGCTCGGCGAGACGCAGTTCCGGCAGATAACTGTGTGACCATAGATAGACTTCCTCATCTTCACCGGGAAAGAGCAGGGCGATACTGGTGAGATCGCCGCCGCTCGACAAATCAATCCCGAGATAGCACGAACGCCCACGCATATCTGCAAGCGTCTCGTCCGACGCGCACGCACGCCACGCTGCAAGATCAAGAAGTCCGCCGCCCGTGTACTCCACCCAACGATTCAGTGTCTTGGTCTGGAAGTTCACAAGGTCATTCCCCTGCTTCTCACGCGCGTCGATTGCCTTCTCCGCCATGCGGGCAATCATCTCATCGTTTAGCGTATCATCGGGATTCCAGAGGTTCAGCGGGTTCGCCTTTGCCCAGTTCTTCGGCTCCCATATATCATCATCCTCATCCATCTCCGTGATGAAGATGAAGAGCGAATCCTTGCGGACGTTGCCCGACAAGATTTTTTTACAGAATTGATACTGCGCATAGCACGGTGCGTTCAGGTTAAATCCCGCCGTTGTAATGGCAAGCGTGAGCGCATTGTTCACGGCAATCTGACCGTCCAGCATGAGTTTATACATCTGGTCGGTCGGGTGCGCATGGTATTCGTCCACGATTGCCAGAATCGAGCGAAAGCCATCGGCGGACTTTGTGTCTCTGCCAATGGCTTCTATGGTCGTATTCGTAACAAGAGAGCGGATGGTGTGGTCATACTCGCGTACCTTGTAGAGCTCGGCAAGATCAGGGTCGGAGGATATGAATTTGGCAACCTCCTCCCATACGATATTTGCCTGTTTCTGCTTCGTCGCCGTGCAATAGACGCGACCATGCTGATAACCCGCAAAGGTCGCGTAGTCATTGCACATCTCGCCTGCAAGAAATGACTTCCCGTTTTGCCGTGCAAGCTGGATATATCCCTCTCGAAAGCGGCGCAGGTCTGATCGTTTCCTCCGCCATCCGAACAGACTTCCGATGATGAAATTCTGAAATCCGCGCGTTGTGAGTCGCGCAGCCGTCCGTCCTTCGCCGATGGTGAGATGATTTGCAAGGTCGATGTGATGTTCTGCCGCTTTCACGTCAAAGATATATGGAAAATCCCTATCCGCCATATCGTCAAGATGACGCTTGCACGCCTGATACTCTGCCCGCCCGCAAATCTTCCGCCCCGCGACAATCATACGGGCATATGCCGTTGTTCTGTCGGTCATCATCTGCTCTCTTCCTCCACGGGCGGCGAGCGGCGGCGCTTCTTCTCCATGTAGTCACCTCCTACAGATATTCCAAAAACTTATTCGTCGGCTTGTCATCCGTCGCCGTCGGTACAATCAACTTCAAGCGGTCGGTCGCCGCAAGCCCCAGCTTCGTGGAGCAGCGATGAATCTGCGTCGCCGCATCGCTTGCAATCTTGATGTATGGGGACAAATACGCTCCGTTTTCCGTTGCAACGATCAAGCCCTCTCTTTGCAGTGCGGCACTTGCTTTCGTATAGCGGTCGTAGTTGTCTGCATAGATGGCAAGGAATGCGCGGTCAATGTTGTCCAAGAGGTCAATCTTTCCCGCCTCGCGGACGATACGCATATACTCCTCAGCCGCATCAGGCGAAAGCCAATCCGGCGCACCCGCCTCGAGTTGGAGGCGATCGACCTTGATTTTCGATTCCTGTATCTTGCGGTTCAGTCGCTCTTCCTTGCTCCTTTTCCCTTTGTGAACCGTTACCGATTTTCGCGGGCGTCCCGCCATTGCTGCCCCTCCTCTCTCGTTGTTCTGTATTATTTCAATCGTCCCTAAAAATTTCATTTAGGGGGTTTTTCCAAGAAAAAGGACCAGTCGCGGTTTTATATTTCCTGCTCAAAACTTTTTTGACCCGCCCCCGCCTCATCTCTTTTCCGACGGATCGCTGTCAGTCTTTCCTGCATTTCCCGTTTAGCGCGTGGATTCTTGTTATAGGCATCGTGGATTTTCTTATGTGTTTGTGCCGATACAAAAATAAGATTTTCCATGTCCAATTTGCGCGCGGGATTCTCTCCAATCGGCTCAATATGATGCACGATATTCCCCCGAACGAATCGCCCTGTTTCGGCAAAGACAACCTCATCTGCATACTGCGCACGCCGCCGCGCCGCCTCGGCGGTTCTTTGCCATGCTTTCCCGTGGTAGAATGCAGCCTTGTTCTTGTCCCGCCGCATAATGTCATAGTCCCGATGGCGGGACACGCGACACGGGCAGGGCTTCCCCTGCTTCACCGTTCGCCCGCAAATATCACAGATTCGTTTCAGCATCATTTCACCCACAAAAAAGGACGCAAGAAACAATGAAATGTATCCCGCTCTCCTTCCAATTCATAAGGGAGCGGATCTTTCTTTTATACGAATAACCCGCCCCGCGCTTCCTCTATGCGCTTCTTTGCGACTTCAAAATACTTCTCTTCCTTCTCCATCCCGATGAATCGCCGCCCCTCCTGCACACAGGCAACGCCTGTTGATCCGCTGCCCATGAATGGGTCAAGAACGGTATCACCCGTACGTGAACTTGTACGGATGGTACGCGAGAGAATATCAACGGGTTTTTCGCAGGTGTGGAAACGCTTCTGCGACGGAATCACCGCCCGCTCCCACACATTGCAGTGCGCCGCATCGTTTACGTGCGTATGCCTCAATCCCTCATACTCTCGCCGCAGTCCCTCATACTCCTGCCGCAACTCCTCGTAGTTCTTGCCGAAGCCCAACGG